AGCTCCGAATCGTATACGGGGCACGGCTCGGAGGCTAGAAAAGACTGTATTGCGCTGCTAAAAAAGTTTTGCCCCAGGTCGGATTGGATATTTGGTAACTTTTTTTCTCGGCTATTTTTCCAGGATTTTCGAATTCCTAAATTTTTTCCAGGTGGCCCCAGAGGATTTTACTTTTTTGCCACTACTTTATCCAGACCACGGATAGGATAAATTTTTTCTTCTACCACATCTTCGCAGATATACTCGTTTTCATATTGTGAAAAGACACGGAGAGTAACGCAGTCTTTACCAGTTACAAAAGAAAGCACATGGTCACCTGTGGTCTTACCTGTGGTTCCCCATATTGTCATCGAAGCCGCTGTGACTGGATATTGTGCAATCGTAGAGCATCCAGTAAGGATCACAGAGAGGCATAGTAATAACACTTTCATAGTATATCTTTAAGGAGTTTCTTTGCTTCGTCAGTTAAATGGACTCTATACTTAATATGTGGATCATTAGGTTTCTTGGCACCAGTCCATATCGTAGAGAAGGTCAGAGTGGTATAACCACCAAGACTTGGTTCAACTTCAGCGATTAACCGATAGGTGGATCCAGATTCTTCTGGTACTTCTTGTAGAATTACTTTCATTATCTACTCCCATGGATTTGTTTTTCTAATTCATTGATTCGTTCTAATAGTTTCAGTACCTCTTGGATTGGTACCCATTTGCCAGAGATGTCAGTTTGTATTGTCATGTTCTATCAAAGTCCTTTCTTGTATTAACCAAAATTTCTCTACAGCAGCTTTAGCGGTCTCAGAGTTAATATACATGCCTAATGAGAGCATTTGAGTTGCATTAGGATAAACTGTCGTGGTATGTTTCGTATTAATCTGATGACCAGCACGGTTCACTTCACCAACAATCCGGCCAGTTTCATCGTAATAGAGGTAATGAGCAACGGTCTCTCCGTCTTTCCATTGACGGCCGTTCATTTGTTTTCTACTTTCTCACATTTTAGGTTATCATCGCATTTCTCAAAGGTACCATTCTGAGTGTTCATACGGATGATCTGGTTGTTATGGGTTGTAAAAGTGTATTTGGCGTTATCGACTGCCGGCATAGAAACCTGGTAGGCCAGCAGAGCGCACATAAGAGCGGTCAGAAAAATCATATGAACCTATCTGGTCGATCAAAGACCATCATAATACCACAGATAGTGAGAAGAAGATAACCTTTGGGTGTAGTTTCTTTCCAATACCAGAATCGGATTGTGAGCCAGAGGGACGGATAAGTCCAAACCTGAAAGATGTGTAGTAGCCTCATTTGGAGTCCCTATCTTTGATGAGTAAATTACGAATTTCTTTACCATTTTGGTCGGTGCAAATCCAAGTGTGGCTCAGCGGCTTCTGAGGCCGACATTGGAGAATGATTTCTCGACCCTTAGAATCTTTTGCGATTTCTGGAGGCGCTTCTTGTCCGGAAGCGGCGGAAACGCAGAGAATTAAGAGAGATGGTATTAGAGAGAGTTTTGCCATAATATAATGATACGTTTCGCAGTTGCGTTTCGTTATTGCGTTAGATTACGCCAGAGGTCCTTGTATGTTTCGATAAGAGTTAACCAGAGAGTAATCACGGTACGGATCGGATGCTCAATAAGAGTTGCGAATGCGATGAGTGTTGCTGGTATGGCAACCAGAACGGTGATGATAAAACCTATAATGCCTAAAAATGTAATCATATTATTCCCACTTAAATCCCATTAGTTTGTATGCCAGTTTACGATACCACGGCATATGTTTTGTTTGTATTGTTAGATGGTCTGCTTTGATCGTGACCACAGGCTGAACGGTTGTTGGAGTGGTGGCCCAAACTGTACCTGTAGGAAACGGACCTTCTTTTGGTTGTCCTTGTGCTTTGATATAATATAGATGTGGTGCACATTGAGTAAAGTCTAAGTCAAGCGGTATTTGTTCAGTGAGCGGCCAAAAGAATTGAATTTCTTCTTGACGCATTACCGATTCCACTTCTGACCACCTTTCAGAAAATCAATAATCTTTTTGGATGTAGAAACATGACGATCCTTCACTTTAAGCAACTCATCAAATTCTTTAGAAAGAATAGTTAATTTTTTACTTTCTATAACCGCATCTTCATAACCTGGATGATAGGGTGCTTCTGCAACAAGGTTTGGTTCTTCCATGCCTGTAGCGGAAGATGGTGTTACACAGGTTAAACCTGGATCATAAGCCGCTTTTCTATCGTCAGAAGTAAACGTGGTCATACCATTCTCCTATTGTAGAGTTGTTCCCATTTCTTTTCGAATCTCGTCAATACGGTGCTGTAATACAGAGGCAGCCGTATTAAAATGTCCTGTGCCTTCGGATTGGGGCTTATAGTAGTATCGTAGTAGAGTTTCTTTTTCGGTCTCTAATACGGCTAGATATTCTTCGTTACTGATATTAGTAGGTTTTAACAATTACAAATCTCCTTCCATCGTTACACATAGTTACCACATCTGTTGGAGCATCATAGCTCAACTTATTACAATTATACTGTATTTCAATCGGTTTGTCAAATTTTTTGTGGTAATCATCATTAGACGTATAAACATAAGCCATTGTTATGGCAATAATAAAGAGGGAGAGTCGGAGATATTCTAACATACCCTTATATATGTTATTATTGCCTCTGTGCCTTTATCTGGTTAATCATATTTTGTATTTGATTTCGTATATACGAACCGTGAGGAGCCCAAGGCAAGAGGTGCTTCAGAAATTTTAAAAGTTCATCAGGATGCATCTTTGAAAATACTCGACCATTTTTCTAGTTTCTTCTTCTTCAATTCCATGTAGTTCATTAATTCAGATTCATCAACTACCTTTTGGTCTACCAATAAAGCGACCATACAAAGTAATTGACCTAACTCCATTGTCAAACATTCTCTGGTTGTTGGTGAATCTTCGTTAGGATAACATGAATCAAAACCAAACCGAAATATCTTTGAGGTTGCTTGAATTACTTCGGCACATTCTTCTTGTAATATAATTAATGTTTCTTTTGTTTTATTTTCCATCATCTTCCACAAATTTAATCACAGGCATGTATTCTTCTACTTTACGAATTGCATCTTGTCTGGTTGGTGCAATCACTTTGCACGTATATAAACCATCTTTCATACTAATCGTAAATGGTACAACACCATTAATAAACCATTCTTCTTGAACATAACATTGTATATGCCATTCTCTGGCTGCTTGGCACCGCTTAATCATTTCTTCAGCAATCTTTTTAGGATTGAATTCATCTTCAGCAATCATATTAGACATCATTCCACCTTTCTACTAAAAACTCTGGACCTTTCTTTTCTTCAGCCAGAACATAATCTTCGGCTAAATCTTCTGCTCGTTGATAATCAGCCGTTGTTTCTTTTTTAATTACTTTGTCGTTCAGGTAATAAACAATTGTATAATTGAAATCGGCTCGTTCAACGATTGCCTTTTTATCACCATTCATAAAAGTAGATAATTTCATTTTAATCCTTATAAAGTAAATTGTTTGGCCGCATTGATTGCATCATTCTCATTCTCATAATATAATTTGGCATGATATTCATCACAAATATTGTATTCAACAATATAAGGTTTATCATATCGCACATCGTGATATACAGTAGCGATTAGGTTACCTTCTTCACCTGAGAATGATGCAATCTCTTTGGTCATGCAATAAGTCCAATAAATCGATTCAACACAACACGGTTCGATAACCGGTTACCAGCATACTTACTAAATGCTGATACAAGACCACGAGTAGTTGCATTTTCTCTTACAACAAATTCAGTATCGTCATCCGTATCTAGGCCTTCTGAGCGTAATAGATAATACTCATCAAAACCAGCATTCGTTACAATCTTGTATTTTTCTTTACGAAACTCAGATTTTAATTTAGCATGATCTGATGACCTTGGAAAGAAAATATTTGCAACACGACCAAATTCACGGCCAGATAACACATAGAAACCAATAATGTTACATTGTGTTCTGACCTTTAACATTTTGATATAAGCATTCATCAACTCATTACCATAACTATGGTAAACCTTTTCTTCGTGTTTCGTAATTGGATCTCGGATAACAAACACTTTATCTTTACCATAGGCAGAACCAAAATCTAAATCAGAATTATTGTAACCAGATAGCCTTTGTGGTTTGCCATTACTATCTAAATTTGAGAACATAACATTTCTTACGGGATTACCATCACCATCGGTAAGAAACACGGTGTTTACAATTTGTAATTTGTAATCTTTCTGAAACTGTGGTACAATTTTCATGGCAGAGATTATACCCTCATAAAGAGGAGTTCCACCAAGATGCATCCAATGTGGTTTCGCCGCTCTAGGTTTAGCACAACTTACCAAGGCAGAACAGGCATAAGTGAATTCAGAAGCCGACATTTTACTCGATAACAAATTCATTAGTTTGAAACCATGTAAATCTAAATCGCCTTCTTTAAAATCAACATGATACTTATCAGAATGTTCAGAGGTGAAAGCATACACTTCGTAAGGAATGTTTACCTTCTTGCAGAACATAACTAGATTGATTAATTGTTTAACCGTGTTTTCCATGTGGTCAGACATAGAACCAGACCAATCAAGGAACATTACAAGACCATGTGATTTGCCTTCAGGTAACACAGTCATGCGTTTGAAAATATCTTCGGTGAATTTATACGCATAAACTTTGTTAAGATTCAATTCACCAGTTTTGGCAATCGATGCACGTTTCTGTTGATCGGCATTCTTACGCAATTCAAATTCTTTGGCCAAATAACCAACAACTTTTTTAGCATCATTACGAATTTTTAAGAATTCATTCGTGTCAATACCAGACATACTATATTTGGCCAAATCGTTTTTGTATTCAGTCCATAATTGTTTGTATGACACTATGGCTTTCTTCAAATCGATATCGTTGATATTGCCATAATAGAAATGTTTATTACTCGATTCGAATAGTTTGCTTTCATTCTTACGATAAGATTTATCGGTATGTGAATCTAAACCAGATTCATCACTACCTTCGTGACCTGCCAGATTTTTCTGTTGTTGGCCATCCTCGATTTCATCCATTGATTCATCGGTGTTTGAATTTGGTCGGCCAAACTTCTCAATGACATCATCACCACCAAACTCATCCGAATCATCATAACCTTCAGAAGAAAAATCACCATCTGGATCTTCTTCAAATTCAGGAATATTTACTTGGCGTAATTCTTTTTCTTTTTTCATATACGCCATTACTTTGTATGCGAGTTGAATCACATCATCATAGGTTTCAGTAGATTCAATCTCATTAACTAAACCACGCTCTTCATCATTGAATTTGATACCTTGTGCTGCACCACCTTTAGTATAGAGGTTTACACGGTCAATGAAATTCATATCATTCAAATCAGTACCATTAGTACCAAAGAAATCTTTTTCAATTAACTCACGATAACCACGAACAAAAGAGGAACGAATACCAGGATATTTGTTTTTGATTTTTCTTTCGATACGAGAATCTTCCAGCACATTCATAATGCCCATTGGGATTTTTTCTTCGTGTGCTTTCATCATACCATCTAGGGGAGTGTAGAGTGCATGGCCAACTTCATGACCTAGAAAAAGGTCGTAGAGATAACCTGAGATGTTTTTATCGAGAACAGGAACGGTTAGAATACGGTTCTTCACATCAAAGGCTGCCGTATTTGTATTACGCTGTTCGATAGTAAGATTCTCATTTGCCATAAGTTTGGCAAGTAGTGATTTAGATTGAATTAGTTCCATAGATTCTCCGAGTTAATAATAATATTATCTCACAAAAATCATCTACCGTCAAGTGGCAACTCTCATACTGTTGTTTTTAAGCAACATCTTGTTCTGGTAGAGCAGTTAGGTAGATTTTTCCGTCTTTTAGTTTCATTTCAATAGCCTGTCCTTCTTTCCAATGATTGTATTTTACAACATCTTCTGGCAATATTGAAATTTCATCTTCTGATAATGATTTATCGGTATAGTTCTTGGTGTTTTTGATAGTCATTATTTAAACGAATACATTCTCTGAATCTTTTCATACTCAGCAAGGTCATTTTCCATTCCAGACAAAACAGCCCACTTACGAGTTACGATATCCAAGCGTTTCCACGCAGGAATTTCTTCATCATCTACAATTGCAGACAACCAAATATTTTGAGGAATCTCATTCATGACTTTTTCCTTCATTTTTATCGAAAATCCGTTGCTCAATTGCAGTTGCCAGCTCATCGGCAAGCTTCGGATTGAATTTTACCAGAAAATGAGCAACATCATCTGTTGGTATATGACGCAGATTGTGCATAATTTCATCAATTCCACGATAAATTTGCGCTTCTTCCCATTGTGTTAACATATTTACCTCACATTTTATAAAAAGTTTCATTCGGAACGATATTTTTGCCTTCTTTTTTTGCTTCTCCGAGTGTTTTAAGCAATTTTAACTCAATTTCGAACTCTTTGGCAGACAAATTTTGCAAATATTCCTCATAATCGTCCCAATCTTCATTATTCCAGCCTTTTGGATTCATTTTTGACTATCTCCGCATGCTAGAAATTTCTTTTGCTTCAGTATCCGTGAAAACCGGCACAGCATTTGACTTGTGCATTGTAGCCACACCTTTCATTTTGTCACCTGTATATGAAAATGGAAGTTTTTTCGTGCAAGGCACAAATCCAGTATCCGAGGACGCATAACGGGGAGTTTCACGACCAGGAGGAATCTTCGGAGAATAATCTGTGATTGATTTTTTGATGGAAGTGGTAATATTACGTTTGGGTGATATTGCTTCAATAGAAGCTAACCATTCTGCATTACGCTGTTGCACTAACTTTGAAACTTTACGTTTTTTTGATTTTGGAATATATCCGTAGATCATCATAAACAATTCTCCATTGTAGAAGAACCATTATACCACGGAAAAGAGAATAAGTCAAGAGATGTGTTGTATTGGAACAACATTAATACCAATACCTTTTATTTGAAACGGCAGCATACTTACTTATGCTCAAAAAGCAGAAAAATAGTGGTAAACTTTAAGAATTCTTACTATGTGAAATTTCGAATTCTTCGTATTCTTCGTCTTGCCAATGTTTTAACTGTTTTTTTACTTCTGGATGTTCGCCTCTGCGTCTTTTTGTGTGTAACGCTGTTTTGGCGTAATTATAATCATCATTGTAGTCTTTATTTTTACGAAACTTGCCTACAAATTTTGTCACTTAGTTCTCCTATTTCATGGTTTCAAAATTGATGCCTTTTATTTTTGTTTCTGGCATATTAAACATGTCATCTTCTGAAATGTAAGTTATACTTGCATCAGGATAACAAGCTTTTATAATTTTGAGTAATTGGCAGGCGGTGCCATCAGAATCGTTGAATGAGAACACTTCATCAACGCATTTTAGAGCTTTTACGATATTTCTTCGTGATTCATAGTTTTGCATAAAACCACCATCACACCATGCTAAGTACCAATCTGAATGAACACCGACAGCAAGCCAGTCACCTTTTCTCCTACACTTCTGTAAGTAGCTTAATTCGTGATTTGTGAGTGGATCAAATTTTCCTGTTACTACTACTATTCTATCTTTCGGATACATTATGGTAAAAGTTGTGGAAAAGCCTCTTTGACAAACTTATAGTTTAAACCTTTAACACCTAAATCTTTACTTAATATACCAATAACAACTTCTGCTTCTCTTGGTTCCAGAGATTCAATTAATTGCAATAATAATTGTTTTCTCCTTTCGGCCGATAATTTTTCAGCAGACGCATCACCTTTTCTAAACAAATACAATTTTCGAATTTCTGTTGATAACTGGCACCTTGAAACTCCTGGTAATGTATCAGGTATCTTATATTCGACCGGCATTTCAGTTATCAACCATTCGTATGCTGGATGAAATGCCAATTCTAAAACTTGTACCAGCGTTTTTGATAGATTTCTTTCAATTACTGCCATTCTGTCTTTTTTAGATGCAGCTTCTTCAAATTCATCAAATACTTCATAAATGTTTTTCATTAGAATTCCTCGATCACTTCCATTAGATTTTTCAGTTTGTGTTCAATAAAATAATTGAGTAATTTACCTTTAGCGGGTTTTGTCTCCTCATAGGTATTTATAATTTTCTGTTTAATGTCACCAGGAATGTTTCTAAGATCGATTAATGTTTGATTACGTGAAAAACCAGTTTTTGCTGATTCATCTTCCCACTCACCATAATGTTCTGCCAAATATTTTTCAATGACTTTTTGTGTAATAGGCTTTTGTCTTAGGTCACGAACAAAACAATCTGACGGAGAGAAAATATTTGGTATGCCATCACCCTTATCACCACGAATAATCTTTTCTTTCAATTCTAAAAGTGGATCTTTAGATTTTATGAATTTCTTTTGTGATGGGTTGTATTGTTTGACATTTTCACCATACATCTGTAATTGTAAAAAGTCACCATCACTCGATAAGATTAAAATCTTTTGATGTGCTGAATAAATTGGTACGAGTGTGCCAATAATGTCATCAGCTTCAGCTCCTTCAACATCGATTACTTTATATGGGAAATTTTCTTTGAGTTCTTGTTTTAATTTAGCAAGAATGTCGAAAATAAGATGCCAATCTAAATCTGACTTTTCACGGTTCTTTTTACGGGAAGCTTTGTAGAACGGAAAGAATTCTTTGCGCCAATATTTTCGATTATCACAACAAAGAACAACTTCACCATATTCACTTCTAAAATTCTTGAGGTGATTACGGATAATGTTTAACACCATATGGCGAATTAGATTTTCATCCAATTTACCTTTATGGTTGGCAATTTGTGCCATGAGGCCAGCCAATAATACTTGATTTAAGTCAACGAGAATCATAACAAACTTTCACAGTTTCAAAACTATATTATATCACTTCTTTTTCATTAAGGCAAGAATTTTTTTTACAAGACTATCTGATGTGGTAGTCTTTCTAGCAATTATACCATAAAATCCACCTGGTATTAAACCAGAAGCGTATTCTAATGGACAAGCAAGAATTGCTTCGAATTCATCAACATCATCATATTCTTCCTTGTTTATTTTACTTTCACGAAACAATACAATGTGATATAAATCACCTAATGTATTGCCACCAATTTTTTCGCCAGGATTTGCATATTGTGATCCCATGATGTGAATTGAATCTTCTGTTTCGCCTGCCAAAAAATAAAGAAAGTCTAACTTATCCTCCTTCAGAGGCTTTAGCATGTCTAGCATTATAATCCTTTATATGTGATTTTCTAACTCTTACCATTATCCATGTGTTGTAATATTCTTCGCTTTCCATTACACCACGGATAAATTGCTCTTTTGCTTCGAGATAACCACACTCACCTTTTGATTTGCATAAATGAAGTATTTCACGGACAAATTTTTCATGTCCTAATTGTAACACATCTTTCTGTAAGATGTCACTACTTCCATAGTAAGTTTGCCAATTCGATTGGACTTTGATTTTTTTCTTTTTACCTTTGACTTGCTTGGTTTTGGCAGAATAAAAGAATTTCTTGCCTATGTATTTTTTACCATTTGTCAGATTGGTTATCTGATACACAAACCCGTAATTATTACCAATCAAGTCTTCCGTAAAATCTTTACCATCATATTGCCAGTTTAGTCCCATTCCTTAGTGTCCAAATCATCTTCATCATCCTCTATATAGTCCTCGGATAATTCTTCGATTTGTTCACCACAAAATGGGCAGTGTTCTGGTAAATCTTGTGAGACCATTTCTTCCATATATGATACGTTATAAGTTGATTCACAACTCAGGCATTCGCCTGATAATGATTTGTTTGTCATTTAAATTCCTTAATGAGCCCAAACATCACCCCAATTTCCAGACAAAGCTCCTTTTGCATAATCAGTAGCACGATTTTCAAAGAAATTGGTATGTGTTGGTGCGTTAATCATTTCTTCTACCCATGGTAGAGGATTCTTTTTCACTTTAAACACACCTTTGAGTCCCAATGAAATCAATCGGCGGTCTGCAATATAACGAATATACTTCTTAACATCTTCTGCTGATAGTCCTTCCATTTGATTTACACCAAATGCTAGGTCAATAAACTTATCTTCTAGTTGAACCATTCTTTCAGCGACTGTGTAGATTTTTCCTTTGAGTTCATCATTCCAAATCTCACGGTTTTCTTCTATGTATGTTCTAAACAATTTAATCATGGATTCTGCGTGTTGGGTTTCATCAACGATTGACCATGTAATGATTTGTCCCATACCTTTCATTTTGCCATGACGAGCAAAGTTTAGTAACATAATGAATGAACTAAACAATTGCATACCTTCGGTGAAAGCTGAGAACACGGCAATATGTGTAGCGGTATTCTCTCTTGTGGTATTCTTACTAGAGATATCCATAATATAGTCGTGTTTCTCACGCATCGCTTCATACTCTAGGAACTCATTGTAGGTGGTTTCAGGTAGACCTAGTGTTTCAATGAGGTGTGAGTAAGCTGCGATGTGTAACGCCTCTCTGGCAGCGAATCCAGTCAGCATCATACGAACCTCTGGTTGTGGGAAGTATGGCAAATAATTCTTAACATAACCACCAGCCACGTCAATATCACCTTGTGTGAAGAAACGGAAGATTTGAGTTAAAAATGTTTTTTCTTCTTTTGTTAATTTTTTCTTCCAATCTTTTACATCTTCGGCCATAGGAACTTCGGTATGTAACCAATGAGATTGCTCATGTTTCAACCAAGCTTCATAAGCCCAAGGATAGTTAAAAGGTTTAAAATAGTTACGCTCTTCCGATAGATTTGATTCTACTTTTTTTATCATTATTGTTTTCCCTTAAAATTAACCTTCGCAAGCAATACAATCATTACCTTGTGCAATAGCACTCATATCCAATTCTTTAATCACTTCTCTTTCAATTTTTTTGGCAACTTTATCTGCTTTACCAATTTTTTCAGAACGACAATAATACAAAGTTTTCAATCCTTTTTTCCATGCCATGAAATGAATAGCATGAATATATTTAATGTGTGCATCTGGCCTAAAGAACAGATTGAGTGATTGTGCTTGATCGATATGTTGTTGTCTATCAGCAGCCAAATCAATTACCCAACGTTGATCGATTTCCATAGAAGTTTTAAATACGTCTTTTGTTGCCTCATCGAGAATATCTAAGTGTTGAACGGAACCATCATTTGCAATAATAGACGACCAAATCTCATTGTATTCTTCTTCGTCTTTTGCTTTTTCTTTAATGATGATGTCTAGCCAACGATTCTTGTTTAAGTAAGCACCAGATAGTGTATCTTGCCGATAAGCATTAGCACGGTATGGCTCAACACTAGGTGATGTATTACCCATAATGATAGAACTACTAGCATTAGGAGCAATAGCCATAACATGACTAAACCTGCGGCCGGTGCCAACGGCATCTGGAGCTTCACCACGTTCTTTACCCAATTGTAAATTCGCTTCATCTAGTCCTTCTTTAATGTGTTTGAACATTCTATTGTTTGCAACTTTGGCCATCACTCCTTCAAAAGCAATACCATTACGCTGTAGATAAGCATGGAACCCAAGAGCACCGATACCGATAGAACGTTCTCTTTCGGCACTATATCTTGCACGAGCGATAGCATCAGGAGCATTAGTGATGAAGTAACTAAGGACGTTATCAAGCATTTCGGCAACGTCTTTGAGAAATAATGGGTCAGACTTCCATTCATCATAGTTCTCCAAATTTAGTGAAGATAAACAACATACAGCTGTGCGTTCTTCGTTTGTAGGTAAAATAATTTCAGAACAAAGATTTGATTGGTGAATCTTCAAACCTTTATCTTTAAGAAATTTTGGTAATTCACGGTTACTTGTATCGATGAAGTGAATATATGGTTCACCGGTCATCATACGAAGCTCTAGAATTTTTTGCCAAAGTTCTTTTGCTGATACAACTTCACGGACTTCACCTGAATGTGGGTCTTTTAATTCCCAATCATCTTTTGCTTCAGGATCCAACATGCAGTTTTCAATGATTTGCATAAAATCATCGGTGATGTTGATACCGTGATGTAGATTTAAACAACGAACATTGGGATCGCCTGTCGGCTTCCGCATCTCTAAGAAAGGGATAATATCTGGATGAG